ACTGGAAAGACCAGAATCATTCAGGGTCATACTCCATATCATGTCCAGATGATCGTAAAAGATCCAAAGTTTTACGGGATAAAAGAAACAGACATCCATGATGTTCTTACAAAAGAGGCTCTTGCTAACAATGCTCCTGATGAATTTCGGGCGGAAACTGCTGCTACAAGGGAGTTAGATGATCTAAAGAGCGGAAGACAAGATGTTTCTGTAATGGTTGAATCATTGATTATTGAAAAAGGTTGGGTTCGTGTTGTCTCTGGTAAATTTGGTGAAATCACTAGTGCAAAGAAGTATTCTGCATCGAGTAAAGAGTTGCGTAAAATTCTCCAGATGCTCGACAAGGAAACAGACATTACAAATATGAGTGATGTAGATGTTGGTTTGCAGACTCATAAGAAGAAGAGTGACAAAAGAGTTCAAGTGACTCCTTATGATAATCTCAAGATACAAGACATTCGTAATATCGTCAAGGGACGTAAGCGAGGAGATAAACAGACTGAGATCGGTCGAACGATGGCGATGTTTAGATGATGACGTTTCAAAACTATATTATGGAATCAAAGAACACACACCTCACGCACGCAGCGGACTTTGCATTCGAGGGTGGTAAGCGTACTACAGAATCGATTGCATTTTTATCCTCACTTATACAAATGTTCAAGGGTAAAGCAAAGTCAAAAGTAAACTTTACTCGTAAGTGGGACGGAGCGCCTGCAATCTTTTGTGGTATCAATCCTGAGAACGGTAAGTTCTTTGTTGGTACAAAGAGTGTATTCAATAAAACACCGAAGATAAACTATACAAATGCAGACATAGACAGGAATCATGGTGGTGGTCTTGCTGATAAACTCAAAGAGGCACTCAAGCATTTACCATCACTCGGTATCAAGGGTGTGTTGCAAGGTGACTTTCTTTTTGGTGCAGGTGACACAGAAACAAAAGAGATCGACGGTAAGTCGTTTCTGACATTCACTCCGAACACAATTACATATGCTGTCGGTGAGGGTGACTTACAAAAACAAATTAAGAGAGCAAAGATTGGTATAATCTTTCATACAAAGTATACTGGTGATAATTTACAAAATATGAAAGCATCATTTGATGTGAGTCGTGCAGACTTTGGTAAGTCGTCGTCCGTGTATGCTGATGATGCAAACTTTCGTGACGTAACAGGCAAGGCAAACTTCACTGCTAAGGAATATGAAACTGCGGTCAAGTTGCTCAACAAAGCAAAAGTATCTGCGTCCAAAGCGAGAAAGGGATCTAATGCACTCGCTAAGAACGCTAAACTATTCTCTTTTATAAACATATACGTCAACTCAAAAGTCAAAGAGGGTAAATATGTTTTGTCAGCGAGTGAGTTTTATAAGTTCGTGCAATCAAAACTCGATGCTGATGTGAAAAAACTCAAGTCAGACCGTGGTAGAAGTAAAAGAAAAGATGCGAACGACATTGTGCTGAATAATATACGTGCAATGGGTCGTGATTTACAGAGTGTGTTTCAATGTAATATGGATATACAAAAAGTAGTTTTACATATACTGAAAAAATTAGATGACATAAAAACACTTCGTACGTTTGTTCGTACAGGTGATGGTTATAAGGTGACAAGTGATGAAGGATTCGTTGCGAGTTCCTCTGGGTCTGTTGTTAAACTGGTGAACAGACTTGAATTTTCGAGAGCAAACTTTACAGTCGCAAAAAACTGGGTGAAAGGATAATTATGAAAAAAGAAGAAGTCAATAAAAAACATACAAACACGTGGGAAAAACTCAATAACGACTCCAAATCTAGGAAGTGGAGAAGAATATTCTTAGAACATTTTGGTGGTGAGTTTATAAAACATGGAAGATATGTAGAATGGAAAGAAATAGAAGTTGTAGAAGATCCATCGTCTAGAATTATTTCTGTAATAAATCCAGAGGGAACAGAGGATCTTGTAGAAAACTTCTCTAAATACTGTAGAGATCGAGATCTGAATAGAGCAGCCATGTATGAAGTTCTAAAAGGAAAACGACCTCAGTACAAAGGTTACACTATTAAAGGAGAATAACCATGAACGACCTAGCAAATAACGTATCAATTCTGAATCAATTAAATGGATTTTGGTTCCCTATTCTAACGTTCGTTGCAGGCGCGTTATTCGGTAAACCTTTATGGGAATATCTTAAAGGACACTTTCCGTGGAATAAGTGAACCTAATCCTTCTGCTCTCTGTAGGAGACAGTCGGAGGAGGTGATTCTACTACAGACGAGAGAGCAGATGCTCAGAGGGCCCTACGGGGCCCTCTTTCTTTATAAATAAAGTTAGGAGCCAATATGTCTAGAGCAATATTTACATATGGAAGATTCAATCCACCCACAATGGGACACGATGTATTAATCAATAAACTAAAGTCTATCGCAGGCGGTGATGCTGTTTTTGTGTTTGCGAGTCAGTCAAATGACCCCAAGAGAAACCCTTTTAATTATAAGACTAAAACAAAGTATATGAAAAAGGCGTTTCGTGGTGTGACTGTAGTTGACTCACCAAAAATAAAGAATCTGTTCGATGCGATTGAACTTCTCGGTAAGAAACATGATGAGATAATTTTCGTTGTCGGTGGTGATCGTGTGACATCATTTAAAAAATCTGTTCCAGCATCTGCAAAAAGAATGGGTATCAATGTAAAAGTAGTTAGTGCAGGAGCAAGAGATCCTGATGCAGAGGGATCAAAAGGAATGTCCGCATCTAAGATGCGTGCAGCAGTGACGAGAGACGACTACGATGCGTTTCGTCTAGGATGTCCTGAGTCCTTATCAAAAAAAGATTGTCTATCCATGTTTAAGGAATTAAAGAAATCGATGAATATAAAAGAAACACTTGAAGAAAACTGGTTCGACTACGGAGAATTTGAGATGTTCTGTGAGCGTGTAGTAAGTCTCTCGCAACGTCGTGCTATTGGTCGTAGGATGAAAAGACTTGCACCAAAACTTGCAAGAATTCGAAAGCGTAAGGCTAAGTTTCGTAAAGGTCAGGATACATTAGAAAAACTTGCTCGTAAGAAAGCAAAACTAACCCTACGTCAAAAACTGTTAGGTGGTAAGAAGTTTCAAGATCTGTCAATCGGAGCGAGGGTCGCTCTTGATAAGCAATTAGCGAAAAGATCTAAAGCAGTAGATAAACTTTCGAAGAAGTTGTTACCGAAGGTCAAAGTGGCTGAAAGAGAAAGATTGCAGAGTCTTCGAAATCCTGCACCCCAAAGTTCACAGAATGAGGAAAATATCTCTGAGTGCTGGTCAACTCACGTGCAAAGAGGTTTTAAAATGAAAGGTGGTAAGCGTGTACCAAATTGCGTTCCCCGTAATGAAGACAAGCAATTACTTCGTGAACCTGAAATTCTAGACCGACTCGTAAAACAACTTATGGATAAAGGTATGGATAAGAATAGAGCGTACGCAGTTGCTACCAGTTCTCTACAGAAAAGAGGCGTTTTGAAAAAAGGTACACAGCAACTCACCGATAAGGGTGAGGGTAGAAACAGCATGACAGCCGCTGAAAGAGCAAAAGACAGAGCAGCAAAACGGTCTGGTAGACGAGTATCTGATTATAAATACAATAACCGCACAAATATAGCAACCCTAAAGGATAAGTAATGGCTAAAGAAAAACCACTGATGGCATGGATGAACACGTTTGAGAAAGAACTTAAGAAGCGTGGTGGATCATACAAAACTGTAGATCCAGTCGAAGCACTTAAGTTATACTACAAGAATGTAGATCCTAAAAAGGCTGCTAGTCAACTCAAAGAAAGCAGAAGTGAATTTGATGTAGATGCATCACCCATGATTCGTAAATATATCGAACAAGGTAAAGGTATCGTAGCGTCTGCAAACTCCACATTGGGTGGTAACTCAAAGTTTGTTGTGATAAAAAGACCTACCGCTATGGGCAGAGCAGGTCAAGACCAGTTTATGATGGCAACAATCAGCGATCCGAAAAGAGGTCGTATCAAAATGTTTGCGTATCATGGAACACACCCATCCAAAGATGGTGCGATGAAGATGGGAAAAAGCAGGAGACTTGCGGAGTCCGTAGAACTTAAAGAAAAAAGAGACATGACTAAGGTAATAGGTAAAAAAGTCTCTAAGTGGAGTAAAGATGCGAAGGACATGCTCGCGTCTGCTATTAACATGTCAGCAGGCGAGGTTCCAGGCATGGACGCTCCGCTCGCAACCGCAGCGAATGTAGGTAAATTTAATGATGGTGTGCTTACTACTGCTTTAACTTTCCTTCGTAAGAATTCATCTAAGTTGACCTCTGGTGGTAAGAAATATGCGAAGGAAGTTATCAAAACTTTGGGTGAGTCTGTGGAACTGGATCTCGATGAAAGCATAGTTTCCGATAAAATGTATCGAGCATCACACGGTAAGAAACCAAATCCAAATGAGACAGGTGGTTGGTACTTTGGTTTCAGCACTCACTCCGATGATATTGTGTATCAGTCTCCGAACAAGATGAAATACAAAGACGCAAAGAAAGAAGCAGAAAAGGTTGCTAAGGAGAAAGGTCATAAGAAGGTCTATGTGATGGCATCATATGATCCAGAACTTAATGAAATGAAGTTGACACCCAAGAAAATGGCTTTTAGTCTCGGACGAAAAGCACACATGTCAGGTAAGAGAAGAGAACCAATCAAAGACAATCGACTCAAAGCACTTCTGAAAACCGTTGATGACTCGAAAACAAGAAACGCTATGAACAAAGAGTGGTTGAGAGGTTGGGATCAAGAGAATCTCAAAGAGAGTCGTGATGACTTTAGTTATCTCGATAGAAAGGCTGCATCCGATGACCGCATGTTTGCCGCAAAGAAGTTTATGGATGCCCTGAAAAGAGCAAAAATTAAAGCAGAGTATGTTCGTTCCTCTGGAACCATGCGAGTTGCAAAGAAAGACTTGGGTAAAGCACAAAGCATTGGTAAAAAACTCAATGTCTCTAGAGATGGTGTGAGTATCAATGTTATGAAAGAGAATGTACAAAATGAGCAAACGTTTAAAAAAAAAGCAGTAGGTGACGCAAGAGCAGCATCGCAACAAAAGATCGATATGATCAAAAGAAAGATTGATGCATTGAAGGATAAACAATCTGGTCATTCTCAACTAGATGATATCAAAAAGAAGCAGGCTGCAAATGCAGCACACAAGGCTGATATGGAAAAGAAACTCGCAGCATCAAAGGCTCGTATCGCTGCTTTGAGACAACAACTCAAGGATGATCGTGATTATAAAAAAGAATATGAGAACTACCACAGTAAACCTGAGCAACGTGCGAATCGATCTAAGAGAGTTCTCGCTCGTCGTGAAATGATCAAGAATGGTCGTGCTACAAAGGGTGATGGTAAAGACGTAGATCATAAAGATGGTAACCCCCAGAACAATTCACCATCCAATCTTCGTATGATGTCTGTGAATGCGAACAGAGGTCGCAATAACAATAAGAATGAGGAACATGGTGCAGGTGAAGAGGGGACAAACTCATTATTAAATAAGTATCGTAGCGAAACGCCTGGTCAATGAATCTCGAACCCTACTATGAGTTCGGTGCTTTAATTGCTGCTGCAATCGGTGGTTTTATTACATGGTTCTTTCCATCTATAAGAAACAAATTGTCAAGGGAAGTGTCCTCCGATAGAAACTTACCCAAGTCTTTTAATTGGGACGTACACTCCAATGTGCATGAATTGCTAACTGAGTTACGTGTTAGCACAGACTGCGCTCGTGCCCAAATCGTACAATTCCATAACACAGGTGAGTTTGTAGATGGTATCTCCATGAAAAAACTTACTTGCACCCATGAATCATTAAACTCTGGTGTATCAGGTCAGGGCGGATCGCTCAAAGATCAAATGATCACGATGTTCTTACCATTGATAAACAAAGTGACTAAGAATAACCCTGAAATTTATATGATCGATAACTGTCCTGATTCATATTGTAAGCAGTTCGCTGAATCATCTAGTGTTATGGCGTTTAGTGTATTACCTATTCGTAATAGTGCGTGGATAATCGGATTTGTTACTATCCAATGGTGTAGCATGAGTAAGGCTGATGATATAAAAGAAGATGAAGTCATGAGTAAGTTAGAATCAATTCGTGACCAAATTGAAGTTCATTTGAATAGACAAAACAAAAAAGTATAAATAGATTAAGGAGAATAACATGCCAAACTTTAATGCAACAGACATCACAGATAAAGTATTCCAAAGAAAAGGTAGAATCGGTCGTATTTGGAGAAAACGTTTTGCTTCAGTAAACGGCGGTAACTTTTTGAATACTATTAAGGGATGGGTGTGGGATAGTGGAGAATCTGCTTCACCCAAAACCGCGACTAAAAAGACTAGAAAGGTTAAGGAATGAAATCATTTAACGACATCAAACAACTTATGGAAGACTATGGTTCTTTAGGCACCAACAATGTCGGTGCTGATCATATGAGTGCGATCAGTCAAGACAAAGGTACGCATAACGTCGAATTAGAATCCGAAGTTCATCGTATTAATGTCTTCCTTAACAACTATTTTAAAGAAGGCTGTTTAGACACAGTTCAAAAATTCAATCAATTAAGAGCGAAATTGAACATTGTTGGGTTAGACTTTAAGATCGATAACAACCTCATTCAAACAGAGGGGTCATTCGAATTTCCTGTTACTAAACATGGAGGATCGTTTGGTACAACACCCGATCATGATTTGAGCAAGGGTTTCTATAGAGACGATGGTATTCGTGGAATGTCCATGTCTCTCCGAGGTGAGGTTGAAAAACAAGACACTGGTTATAATGTAAATGTTCGTTTAGAGTCAGTTCCAGCAAAGGATATTGATTTTGAACGACCAGAACCAGTGGTGCGTGATAATGAATAATGAGTCAAAACTTGAACGAACAGAACTTTTTACTTTATGCTATGAAACACTACACTAATCCACAGTGTAGTAGCATCGAAGATTTCAATGAAGATCTGAATCGTATCAAGTATTTAAAACGTCTTTTTGGTAGATATCATCAAAAAGGAATTTTAAAAGAAAGACTCATATTAAATCATATTATCATACTCGGTAATATTTTCGGACCAACAAACGCAGCAAGAATACTGTTTTTCAAAATAGATGAAGAGTTACATTCATATTTAAAATCATTTTTACTTTATCTGAATTACATACCTGAATTATCATACAAAATACCAGAGGTAGATTTGAATAATATACCAGTGGATTTGAGGATAATTAAAAATCTCGGAGCATTATCGAATGAATAAACTAATAAATGCTTTTGTTATTTACAAATTCATAAGACTTTTAGTTACTCCATTTGATAAAACAGATGCGTTTAAGTTGGGTATTATCGATGACAAGGGTAACTATCTTAAGAAACAAAAAGATCTAGAGACAAAACAAGAGAAACTAGCGAGTAATATCTTTACTCGATTAGTGTTTAACATTAAGAAGTTATTAGCAAAAGTGCCTGGTGGATCATCTAGATTAGGTAGTTTTGCTGCTGCATTGTATTTGATTCGAGAAGAGGCTGAAAAGATCGGAGCAGACGGTGATTTGGTCGAAGAGGCATTCTTTGATCATGTTAAAAGAAATCATAACCTAGATATTAAAGAAGATTTATTAGAATATAGGGAGAGTAAAGATGGGATGTGGTTGCGGAAAGAATAGAGGTGGTAGCAGTAGTAGAAAACCTGTTCGAAAGAATGTACCTACTGGAACGAACAATAAAACACCACCAAAGGTTAGATCGAATGACGCATTTGTTAATAGACTCGCTGAAATAAAACGACAGAGATCATTAAGGAATAGAGAGTGATATGAAATCGTGGAGAGAAAAGAAAGAAGAAATTGGTAACACCGCATCTAGCGGTGCGATTGCTGGTCTTGGATCTCCCCCAGATGATTTTCCCGTGGTCCGTAAGAAGAAGAAAAAACTAGACGGAAGAACAAAAGAGTTTAAAGAAAAAGTAAAACAACTAGAAGTGCAAAGACGGGCGCGACAAGTAAAAGAACTTAAGAAGAAGTATAACGTACTACTAGGGTACTAATGGGAGAAACACATGGATTTTTTATCACCTGACTTTTTATCACTGCTGACTGGTTCAGCAACTGGTTTCTTGTTTAAAGCAATGGCTGAGCGTCGTGCCCAAGATCAAGAACGATTCAAAATGGCTATGGGACAAGCAGAAAAAGAAAACGAACATGCAAATGCTGCCGTGGGTCGTGTCTCAATTGACGCAGGTAAACTGGTTCGTCGATTCATCGTGCTTTGTATCATGTTTGGTACAATCATCGCACCATTCATCATCGCTTACAGCGACGGTGTTACCACCGTTGTGGAACACGAGTCCACCGTCTATAAGTCTTGGGACTTGCTCGGTTTATTCGGTGAAGAGAAAGTAAGAACATACACCCCAGTCGAGGGTTACCTATACACGGAAGAAAATAGGCAGATTCTCGTTACCATTGTCGGATTCTACTTCGGTTCAGCAGTCAGAGGAAAATAAAAACTAAATGATACCTCCAAATAGAAAGTCGTGCTATAACTTTAGAGTTATAGAAATTGTCAAAGTCCTTGATGGTGACACTATTGATGTGACTATTGACTTAGGATTTGATCTCTATAAGAAAGAGCGTGTTCGTATCGCAGGTGTTGATACTCCCGAAAAGAGAACACGGGATCTCGAAGAGAAAGCACTCGGTCAAGATGCAACCGATTGGTTGAAAGAACAACTTGATGGTGCGATCTCTGGTGAAGATGATTTGATTATTCGCACTGAATTAAAAGGTGGTGTAGGTAAATATGGTAGACTCCTTGGCTGGCTCTACATTGGTGACGAAACCGTGTCGATTAATGAAAAAATGATTGAAGAAGGTTTTGCGTGGGAGTATGATGGTGGAACTAAGAAAAAGGACTTCCAAGAACTTAGAGAAATAAGAGGTATTGCATGAGTGAAAATAATGATTGTGTCACACTTAAAAGAGTATGTGCTTTCTTTTTGGGTGTAGTGATTGGTTTGGCTGCTGGATATCAGTATGGTGTCGGTCAAGTTAAACAAAACTTCAACAACAGAATTTTTAAGGAAGCAGAAAAAGATGTTCTTCCGAGGTATCAAAAAATGCAAAGAGAGCGAAGGGAAAAGATGCGTGAGCAAAAAGAAAGAGTCCCACGATGAAATACTTGTCGATTCTTTTTCTCATCGGTTGCTCAAGCGTACAGAGTGTGAAAGATCCGTTCGTCAGCATTGATGAAAACGGTAAACCTTACACCTACCACACAATTGACTCTGCAACACAAACCGAAACGGTTGGTCTACTTGGTGCGGGTGATGCTCTTGGAGTTGACACCTTTTATCAGATGGAGGAAGAAGCCTCAAAAAAAGCATTAACCCCTTCTACATTCTAATTGCATTAGTAGTAGCGGGGGGTTTGTTTTATTGGGAGTTTATTTATCAGATGCGTCAGGTGCGTTTGCGTGAGACAAAGTAGTAAATAGATACTTACAAATATAATATGAGTCTACAATATCAGACACAGGATTAGAAACTGATTTTGACGATGGTGTTATCATAGACATCAAGTCAACATCAGTTTCTTTTTTAAATGCTTCGTACATTGCATCTTTGTTTGCGTTACCCTTACCAGTTGCAAACTTTTTAATTTGACTCGGGGGTGATACTGTTAGTGGTAATCTCTTCTGCCATATTTTAAACTTCAACACTCCCGTATTCTCAGCAATCTGAAAAAGTCGATTGCTGTTTGATGAGTAAGCGTAACCTTCTAATGCGACATGATCTACTGGTAGGATTTTCTCCATCGCCCAGTCTGATATAGAATCATATCTCTCTGAATCATCCATGAAGATTTGAAAACTATCCCCTGCGATGTTTCCCCCGTACATACGAGCGTGTTTCTTTGTATTTGTTAGAAAGTAAAACATGCACTGCTGAAAACTAAAAGTCTTATTGAAATCACCCGCGAAAATGCAAATCGCTGGACCACGGAGACTATAATCTATTCCTGCAAGGTTCATCATATACAATTATTTATGATAAAAAAACACCCCCGATTTCTCGGGGGTGTTGGAAGAGGTGATCCTAATGGATCAGTTAGAATGTGAATCGTAGACCAGCACGAATTCCTTCGTCCCGATCATCATACTCAACGAGAGCAGAAACACCATCTTGGAATTCACACACACCACCTACGGTGAATGTGGTTTCTTCAAACGAGTCATATTCTACTCTACCGTAACCTGAGAGGGTATCCTCAACAGTGAAGACAACTCCCTCAGCGGTAGCGACCCAATCTCCATTATTGTCGGTATAGGCAATATAACCTGCATCTGACGAAACATCGACAGTCCAGACATCCATTTCCTCACCAACAAAACCAAAACCAAGCGCACCGAGTTCAACACGACCACCGTAAGTTACGGAATCACTGTCAAACACATCATCACCCACGACATCAAAATCGAAGGAAACATCACCGACATCAAATCCGAATGATGCACCACCTGCACGACTCTCGATGAGTCCATAGGTGGATGATTTGGTTAACCCAAGACCATACCCACCCTTGGTGGTTTTGAATTCGTGACTGAAGTTACGCTTGAAATAACCAACAGTGACATCAAACATACCGAAGTCTGCTCCTACATGAGCATCGTACAGTTCCACATCGTCAAGATTGTCGTTGGTTTCAAAAGCGAAACCGTAAACTGCTCCTTCAGACTCACCGTATGCACCAAGCACTAAGCGAGTATCCAGAGTCTCGACACCATCAATACTTGTGACGGCAGTTTGACCCACACCGCTGAATTCAATGTCTCCTGCTGCGGTGATAGCAGAAAGACAGACTGTGGTTGCAAGAACACTCATTAGTTTGCAACCCCCGAAACGAGATCGAACACTGACTTAACAGCGTCAATCGCCCATGTCACACCATTCCATGCAAACGGAACGAGTGCAAGGGTAACAAGGGTGGATCGGCAGAAGCCGATACGAGCAAGGAACTTGCTCAAGCAATCTTGCCCACATTCTTTTGTGGTGCAACCAGTAGTATTTGTCTTAGTCATAAATTTCTCCTTTCTAAGACTGAGGGGGGATGAACTCCCCCCTTTACTCAACTTTGAGTTGATAAAGTATATATGAATTTTACATAAGTGTCAAGAGGTTAAATCAACAACTTCACAAGAATCACCAGAACAAGCCATGGTCTGCGATCCTGCTGTATTGTCCTGTTCCTCATACGATTTGAGTTCTGTCCAATCAACATTAGATGGTAATTGTTTCAATAACTCTCTGTACTCCTTTGCATCGCAATCTTGGTACGGTGCTTGTTTGTATGTGTGATCAGAGTGAGGTAAGAATGAAATACCTGAGATATAATCAAGGTTATTCCAGACCCAACTTCCAACCTCAGGCCATTCGTTCTCCTTCACAGTGATTGTGACACTCGGTTTGTGTTCACACCAATGTTTTTGATAAACCAACCACAACTCCAACTGTTCAATCGCAGTCATATCAGTTCTAAAGATACAATTATCTGGTGCTTTTATAGGGAATGAGAACACGGTCACATTATCGGGTTTCATAACACATGCTTCATGTGGGAAACCTTTGTCTTTCATAAACTGACATAACGGATCTTTGTTATCCGCTCTCACCGTTCGAACATAGTGAGGATTATGTCGAGCATGAATACCAGATGCAGCATCAACGAGTTGGGACACGGTTCCCGATGGTTTGACGCAGGTAGTTGCTGCTGATTGTGGAACACCCAATGTATTTGCGTATTCGCGGTTTACATTTACGACTTCATCCCTGAGACTCGACAACATCTTATCAAGTCGATTATTGCCTTTTCCGTTCGTGTTTTCGCAATCCATAATTCCTGTCATCGAAACACCAAGAAGTCTCTCTTCTTCGCAATTCCTTTTCCACGAAGAGGCTAAATATCTAAAGTCAGTGAGCGTAGACTGCCATGTTCCAAGAATCGTAGCGAGTCTTGCTTTTTTCATGAGAGATGCTTTCGTATCGTCTTCACGAACCACGATTTCAGTGAGATTGCAGAACTCACAGTCGCGTAGGACGATCTCTGAGCATGGATTTGTACCAAACTTGTGGTTTGAGTCACGGAGAATATTTTCACCTGTTCTCCACTCTGACATGCGATCACAAGCGGATACAGCAGCCTGTCTATTGAAGATACCACGTTCGCCACTCTTTGATTTGTACAATGCAAGCCATTCTTCCATGAATTGACCAACTTCAACGGGACCATCGTATGTTGCGGAGTTGTTTGCTAAGGCTCTTTGTGGTTCAGTAACCCACCATTGACCAGACTTTGCGTCACGCATTCTGTCGTCTTGTAGCGAGGAGAGAGAAATCAAAGCAGATCTACGAACACCACCAACAACAACGATCTCAGCGATCTTACAAACTATATCATGACATTCGATTGTTGTAAGTTTGCGACCAGAAGCCTTTTTGAATGTTTCTACGGTAAAGTTAAACAGGTCAACCAATGGTTCTGGACCAGAGGATCTACCACCAAAAGTTTTGAGTCTTGCACCTGCGGGACGAACTCTCGATACATCCCACGCAGGAACTTGACCCATCGACAACAGTGAAATCAATTCTTTAAACGACTTCGCCCATCCGATCTTTGAGTCAGCGACTACAATCGTGGTATCTGTATCGTGAAATTCTTCTGCAATAATTGGAAGTTGATCCACCTCTCCTCGCTCCACAGAAAAACCAACACCAGTTCCGCACATGAGAATGTATAAGATCTCATCAAACGAACGCAATCGATTTACCGCAACGTATGAACAATTATATCCTGCAACGTGATCTCTTGTTAATGCTTCTCCTGCTGTCATCAACGCTCTCATTGAAGGCATAATCTCAAGATTCAATACCGCATCTTCTAATTCTTTTCTTTCGTCCTCTAGAACGACGTAGTTACATTTTTCTTCTAAGTGTCCTACAAAGAAGTCAAAATATCTTGCTACGGTTTCTTTCCATGTCTCTCTGCGTCCCTGTTCAGGAACCCAACGTGAGTATCGAGAAAGGTGAATAAAGTTTTGGTACTGTGTTGGTAAACATTCGCTCATAATTAATCTCCAGTTGTCTCTTATTTATTTCAGTTTGTTAGGTGTTCCCAAGAAACTGGGAAATATGGTTCAATAATATTTCCAACTGCCTCTGCGTATTCTCGAATCTCCCACTGTGCATGATCATCTTTGCGTTGCTTATAAAAACGTGCAAACGCAGCGAGTGATCCTGTCCAATACCACTCGGTATACATCCCCTGCGGTAAAACAAAACGTGCTTGCTCTGGTGCGATTCCATTATTAATCAAGTGATTATAGTTCTTGATTGCTTCTTTGCAAACAAAATCATAAGCCATACTATAGACATTTGCATCAGTTTCATTTTCAAGAAAGTCCTCACTACCTTGTTTTGCTCCACCTGTAGGTTTTTTTCTCCACTTAGGAACATAAAACTCTGGTTCGAATGAAACATATCTACGACTGATTTCGTTTTCCACAAACCCCTGCTTGTGCTTAAAGAATTGTGTGCGAATCGACACAGGTGCTTTAAGTCGTAGCGTGATCTGGGGATGTGCAAACGGAGTCCAATGATTATGCTTTGCAAGGTAACTTATAAGTTTTACGTCTTTATCTCTGAGTTTACGAACATCATCTTTTGTGTGGGGACACCCATTCAATCTTTCGATTGCATCAAAGTCAAGTCCCCAATCAGATTCTTTGTTGAAAGAAACTCTTGCGGCATTACAAACTGTGAGATCACTACCCATGTAGTCCATAAGTTCTACATGTCCATTGTCTAAAACATTAACTTTCATAAATTATCCTTTTGCGTATTGTACACCTAGAACAATGATCAGAGATGCTCCAAGTCCAACCATAAGTTTGAGGAAGTCCCGTGTTACCATCGGGAAAACCTTTTTGATTTCATCCTTCTGACGGTATGATGCAATTGCAAGTTCACGACCAGTCAAAAGTCCGACAAACACCCAAGTCGTTGACATTGGAATATCGTTCATTTCCTTAAAGATGTAAAGAACGATAAAGTAAAACAAGTCAATCAACGTTGCAGAGCGAACATAATTTGTGTTTCTTTTTTGTATAACGATTTCTTGAATCTTACCACCACGATTTTGCAGCATCCAAGCAAGACCAGCGACGAACACGGTAGAGATGATCACCATGACTTCCACAGGAATATCTCTCGGCATGAACACAGCGATGTTTGCCATATCGTGACTCAGCCAAGTCCACCACAGGAAGCCTGTCGTGGTCCACTGTCCGACCGACCACCACTTCTTGTGTGAGTCCTTGATCGACTTACCCTCGTCAATCACACGGGTCAGAGTAAACCAGATCAGGTAGGCAGCAACACCAGCAACAGCATATCCTAGCATCGACTTCATCAAAACTTTTTGCAAAACAAGAGTTGATGCGAACGCGGAAAGCACAAGGAATGAAGTTGATACAGGAATACCGAAACGAGTGAGCAGCAATAGGACTGCTGGTGCGAGTGCTTGATACCACTCTACTCCCTCAAACGGAATCTTGTTGAGTCTGCCGTATGAGATGTCACCATCGTATGCCCACCATCCATACCAGACTGCAAAGAGA